CACGATGCACGCGAATGAGCCGGGTTGGGACTCGCTGAGCGTATGCGATCAGTACCCCGCCCGGTTTGGTAAAACCGTCACGCTTCGAAGCGTGCTAACTATGGAAGGCGGCGCACAATGACGCGCGCAGAATTATTGAGAACGTTACAGCCCGGAACGATAGTCACAATGACGGAGCGAATCGGGGAATGGGTGACGGCATGAACGCGGGCGAATCGTTCGCAGACTGGTTGGCCGTCATCGTGGCGTCAGACGATCCCGCAAACGGTGGAGCAGGTCTGCTTACCCTCACAGACTGCGCGAAGTGCGACGGCTACGGCATCGTGGAACACTCGCACCGTAGCGGGATGCGGCTAGTGCCCTGCCCTAAGTGCAACGGGAAAGGGGAACCGGCTAGCGTGGCGAACGTGACAGCGAACGCCAACGAAACGGAGACCCAATGCTAGCCCCACTGATCTACCTCACCACCGCCGGCCTACTGGCTTGCCTCTGCCTAGTCGTCGCGCAGGTTGTGGAATCCCGGGATTCGGATAGGGAAGCGGCGCGCGCGTGGACTGACTACCTAGACCGCCACTAGCACCCGCACCACCTAGTCCGCCCCGCAACGATTGGGGGCGGGCTTTCTCGTGCCATGATCGCGCCCACGAAAAAGCCCCCCCGCCCAACGTGGCACGAGGGGGCTAGATTCGCCGGGGGCTAGTCGTCAGAACAATTCATGCACTTGGCGTCAGCGCCGCAAGCGTACGCCGTCCGGTAGTGCTCACAAGACTCGCACACGTCACCGTCGTCCGTCGCGGACATTTCGGCGGCGTCCGCCATTGCCGAATACTCAGCCGAGCGCGCATCCGCCCGCTGAGTCCATTCCGCCAGTGTTTCGCGCGTGCGGCTCATGCCTTCACCCCCTCAGGGCGATAGTCGCTGGGCCAATAGCCGAGCGCGTCGAAGTGCCGGTTTGCGTTCTGCTTTTCCGCCCACTTGATGAGGTCGGCTTCCTGTTTTGCGACGTACGCTTCGCGGGCTTCGCGGGCTTCGCGGGCTTCGGTGTCGGCGGGGATCATGCCTTCACCCCCGCAAGCCACGCCGCAAACGCCGGGGAAAAATGCTCCCGCGTATCCACCAGACCGCGCCCATCACAATCGCCGCACTCCATGAGGTCATCAGCCTCAGGGTGCGAGCACTCCACAAAGCCCTTCCCCGCACAGCGCTCGCAGTAGGCGAACCCTTCGATCGTGTTCCGTGTTCCGCTCATGACTGACCTCCCGGTCACGGGCACGCCAGCGGCGCACCCCAGTAGTTTGATTACACCTACAACACTACAGCACCAACACGCCACACGCAACACAAAGAGACACACGAGGAAAGCCCGGCTGTCTTGTGGGGGTACGAGTGTTCGCGCGATGCGATGCGGTGGGCGTGCCGCGAATCGTCGACCCTGCACCTAGCCACCCCGCACGCACCTCATCAACACACCACACGCAGTGACCCAACCCCCCCGCCGCGCGACGCGACCACCGTAGACGTAGGGTTTGTTTTGTTGTGGGTATGTTTTCTATATGGGCTTGTTCGGGTGGTTTGATGAATCTTTAGATGATTTTCATCAGACACATTTGCTGTAGTAGATGTGGTTTTCTGCTCCCCCCCTAGTCCCCCCCTCGTGGGGCCGCGTTTTGGGTGCGGTGTGTTCTTGTTGCGACTTGTCTGGTTGTCGCTGGCAGCAATCCGTTGGTGTGCTTTGCACGATATTTCGTGTGTATGCACGATATTTGGTGAGGGTTGGGCATTGCTGCGCCGATGCCCCTCTGACGGGCGATCTCCGCTTGTGGGGCGGGTTGCTTCTGATTGTATCATGTTGTTATGGGTGATGATGATTTTTATGGGTGGTCGGAGTGGGTGTTTCGTTGTGTGTTTGAGGATTCTCCTCGTCGTGTGTTGCGTGTCTTTGCTGCGTGCGAGTATGATGCGTGGGTGTCGTTTAGTTTGTTGACTGGTATTAGGGTTAATCTTGAAGGGTTGGAGCACTGGTGACGAAGCGTGCGGATTTGAAGCAGGTTCGGGATGATAAGGCTGTGTTGGAGGATTCGTATGGTCTTGGTAAGGATGATTTTCTTGTGAAGAATTATTTGCCGTCGCGTACTATTGGCGAGTTGTCGGTTGAGCAGATGGATGAGGCTATTGAGATGGCGCGTCTTGGTGCGTTTGAGGCGGCTATTGCGCGTGTGCTTGGTGTTGATGAGGCTGTGTTTTTGTCGGCTTTGAAGAAGGGGAAGGATGGTAAGACGGGGCATGGTGGTACGAGTGTTGAGCGTGTCAAGTTTGCTCGTAAGTTTTATGATGCTCGTAAGGAGCATATGAAGAAGAATCTGAGGATTATTAGTGAGGCGGCTGATGAGGGTGATTGGAAGCCTGCGGCGTGGCAGTTGGAGCGTTCGTTTGGGTTTCATAAGCAGGAGCGTGTGGAGGTTGAGGCTGGTCCACAGATTTTGTCGTTGATGCAGTTGGCTCAGATCCCGATTGAGGAGGCTCGTGCTGCGTTGGAGATTCCTAGTGAGAATGTTATCGTTGAGTCTGATGGTGCGGCGTGAGGGTCTGATACGATTCTTGTATGGCAAGTCCCTCTGCTCCTTATAAGCGTCCCAATACTGCTGATACGGCGAGTCCTCTTGTTCCTAAGGAGTACAATAAGACTGGTGTGAGTCTTGAGGGTCCGCGTGGTTCGGGGACGATGACGTATAAGAAGACGGAAACTAAGCGTCCCGCCCCTCTTCATTCGCGTCCCGGCTCGAAAACGTATGGTATTACTGAGCCGACTGGTTCTGGTAAGAACATTGCTGGTACGACTAAGATTGGTGAGGGAGTTTCGGCGCGTTACATTGATATTCCTCAGCCGCATAGTGATACGCGAACGGGCACTAAGTCAAATGTTGATGCGCCCGCCGTTGGACAGAACGCTGGCACGAGTCGTTCCGCCCCAAAGAGAGCGCTTGCTTCTACGCTTGTTGCTGCTTCTAAGACGGCTCCTGCTAAACATAAAGTTAAGATTCACAAGTACACATAATAATTAGTGTCCAGTTCCGGGGCCGACCAGCCCGAATGGAGTAGTAGTGGACGACCAGCAGCGCCAAGCATTAGAGTTACGCACCAAAATGGCGGACCCAGTGTGGAAAGCCAAGAACCTGTTTGGTTTTGATCCGTGGAGTAAACAACAAGAAATCCTCAAAGCCCTCCGCAAACACAAGCGTGTTGCTGTGCGGAGTTGCCACGGAATTGGAAAGACGGCCACTGCTGCCACTGCTGTTCTAGATTTTATGACAGAAGGACCATGCCGCGTAATCACTACCGCACCAACGTGGAGTCAGGTCGAGCAACTCCTCTGGCGCGAAATAGCGGTACGCCACTCCAAGATCCCCGGCGGCAAAGACGCCTTCGGCAAAATGTTCAAGTCGAGCCTTGAAGTTAGGTCGGACTGGTTCGCTATGGGACTTTCGACGGATAAGCCTGAAAGATTCCAAGGTCATCATGCCCCTCGTATGATGCTCGTCGTTGACGAAGCAAGTGGCATTGATGAGGCTATCTACGAAGCGTCCGAGGGTTTCCTTACCGCTGATGAAGCGCGCGTACTCTTGATTGGGAACCCGACTAGGCCAGCGGGAACGTTCTATAAGGCGTTCCAAAAGGATTCTAATTGGTATCAGGTTCATGTTAGTGCGTTTGATGCTCCTTGTTATACGGGCGAACGAGTGTCTAAAGAGGCCGAACGCGCCCTAATTACGCAAGAATGGGTGCAGGACGCCAAACAACAGTGGGGTGAAGACTCTGCTGCGTACAAGATTCGCGTTTTGGGCGAGTTTTCGGAAACAACGGGACGCCAATACTTCCAATTTTTAGAAAAAATCGTCCCAACAGAGCCAAGAAAACGCGGTTTTGTGCGCGGAATGCCCGTTCCCGGCGGCAGAGTAGAGTTTTATGATGATTCTAAGGGTGGAATGCGCATGTGGGAGTTGCCAAAAACAGGCGTAGGCTACCTAATTTTTGCGGATGTTGCGGGATCAGTGTCATTTGACGAGTATGAACGTCGAGAATCACGTATTGGGTCGGGTGCGGGGTCGGATTACTCTGTAGCAGAAGTGCTACGCCAAGATACTGGCGAGCAGGTAGCCGAAATCCGGTATCGGGCCAACGTAGACGAGTTTGCAGATGATCTCGCCCGATTAGGACGCCTCTATAATGATGCAATAATCGCAGTAGAACGCAACGGACCGGGAACGGCCGTCCTAACCCAACTAAAGAACACAATGGGGTACCCGCGCATCTGGCGTCCACGCAATCCCATCGGCGTAAACTCGAATCTAGACCTAACGCTAGGCTGGAACACGACAAGCGCCACAAGGCCCCTGATGCTAAGCGCTTTGCAGGCTGCCATTCGTGACGAGCCACACCGAATTAAAAGCGAAGCGCTTATTGATGAGATTCGCACGTTCGTATTCCGCGACCGTAATGGCAAGGAGCCGCGCCCAGAGGCAGACGAGGGTTGTCACGATGATCTTGTGATGGCGATGGGTGGTGCGCAGGCTGTGTGGCAGCAAGAGTGCACTACGCCTATCAGGTTGGCGGAACGTAAGAAGCCTGAGCCGCAGTCTAATCTTCAGAAGCGCGCGCCACGTTTTGTTCTTGGGAAGCGTTAGGTATAGTGTTCGTATGAAGCAGCCCGTTCCCGAATCGCAATACAAAGAAGGCAACTTTAAGAAACTTGCTGCGAGTCTTGCGAAGAAAGGTACTCGTGACCCGAATGCGCTTGCTGCTTGGATTGAGCGTCGCAAGTATGGCGCTAAGGGATGGAAGCATATTCAGGCTAAGGGTCGTGCTGCTGCGAAGGCAAAGGGCAAGTAATGGCTCCGATTGACCGCATCAAAAAAAAGAACAACACAACCATTAGTATCGCGCTAATGAAAATGAAGCCCATGTCGCACGACAAAGCACAAATGGATGCCATGTCGAATCCGCAAAGCGACATGAACATGTCCATGCAGAACGACACAAACAATACGGACGCAACGCCAACCAAAAACACTACACCCCGAAACGCAACACCAACCGACACAAACCAAAACGATACTCAAAGTGGAACAAACACCACCAATACGGGGCCAGAAACGCAAGGCGCGCTTGCCGTTGAACTACAAGACTTGTTAGATAATGTCTCTGAGTATTACATTACTGCTCACCAGTTTCACTGGAACGTTGTCGGCCCAGACTTTGCAGAGTTCCACAAGTTCTTTAATAAGATTTATAATGATGCGTGGAATTCGCTCGATGGACTTGCGGAGAATATTCGCAAACTAGACCAGATGGTTGATATTCAGTTTGGTCAACCAGACCAGTGCAATAATGTGCAAGAAATGCTTGGTTGCCTTAGCGACATGAACACGGCGCTTATTGACCAGTACAAGAATACGATTGATTGTGCCGATAAGTATCGAGAACAAGGCATTCTTAATTTTCTTGCTGATCGTCTCGATACGCATCAGATGTTTCAGTGGCAAATTAGTTCGTTCCTTAAGTCGGCATGATAGGATAATGGCATGAGTGTTCCTCCAAGCATGATGGGTGCCGGTCCAATGATTCCGCCGCCCCCAACGGGCGCTCCTATGGCTCCTCCGATGGGTGCGCCCATGGGTGCTCCTGCTCCGGGCGGAATGGTTCCTCCTGCTGTTGCAGCGCTTCCGGGTGTTAGCCAGTTGGCGCAGGCTCAGACGATGCAGATGATGGATCATCAGCGTCAGATGCAGATCATGCAAGAGGAAATGCAGAAGCAGATCATGATGCTTGTTGCGTCGCTTCCTACGGCTAATCCGGCTGGCGAGGCGGCTGTGTCTACACCGATGAGTCCAATGATGAGTGGTAGCAATACGGACACGGGTGGCGCTCCTGCTACTCCGGCTATGCCGATGCCCCCCACTCCTCCTAGTGTGATGGGTGGTGCTCCTAGTGCCCACTAATAACTTTAGTCAGAATGGTAACGCTACTCGCGCGCCGTATACTCGTGCTGTTGCAGTTACGCCTAGTGACACGGTTGATCTTACTGAGGTTTCGCGTGGACTTAATGTTCATAGTGCGCTTGCTTCTTGTCCAGTAAAAGTTATGATGCAGGGCGATACGGTTGCTGTGATTCTTCAGTTGCAGACCGGGTTTATTTATCCGTTGCGAGTGTCGCGTGTGTATGCGACTGGTACTACCGCGACGACTGTTGTTGCTCTCTACTAGGTGTTGGGGTGGTAGACTAATTTCATGACGTATACGGCTCCTAATACGCATATTGCTGGTGA